CATTCTTCGTGTAGTGCCTTTCTTTCTTTATTTATGCTTTCTATGGTTTTCATTTATGCTCCTTTTTATGGTTTCTACTTGGTCTTTCGTTAAGTACTTGGAATACTTTACCATATCTTGCTTATATATGCCCCTATGGAATTGGCGAAATGCATTTACGTGCTGATTAAGCCTAAAGTTTTGTATTTTTGTAAAGTCCCAATCAGAGGACAATATTGTGTTTATTGCCACTTTCCAAAAGTCAGATTCTATGCCCTGATCTTTTTCTATAAACGAAAATTGATAGTCATACTGTATTTGTTTTTCCCATTCCTTCCTGTATTTATCTTCCTGTATTATGTTCTCAGCCAAATAATAAGCGTATTCTCTCCATGAGCTAAATGCTTTTGGAAGTTTTTGTGGGCATGCGAATGATTTGGATTTTATTTGTTTTATTGTGTTTGCCCCATCTATCCTGTTTTGTAGCCTTACCCATGTTTCTGGCTCTATTTCCTGCACCTCTGTTAGGTGCTTTAACGCTGTTTCGTGATGCAAGTTTGATATCCTCATTCCATTTACTGGAATGCCAAACCTAAACATTTGATCATACACTTTGTTATATCTTGATCCAGTGCTTTCAATGTATTTCCACACATCAGTATAACTCCAGTCATATATTGGGTAAAAAGTGTATTGGTTCTGCCTTTTATTTAGAACCTTCCCCCACGTGATCCATTTATAAGTTACCCCTCTTGTTAATACCATTGCTCTTTTCGGGTTTTCTTCTGCTCTTACCCCTGAAATATAGCATGCTTTTTTGTTTTTGAACTCTTTTTGCATAATGGCAGCAAACAAGTCATGGAATCTATCTTTGCCGTATGTGTTTACCTTTATAGAAATATCGTTTTTGGGATGTATCCATTTGTCTTTGTTTTTTTCATCCCAACAATAAGCATATCTATCATAGCTTGACGCATTATTTGTTATTACCATTGGCATCTGAAACCACATCGGGATAACGTCTTGTCTTCCCATTACTTCTGTCATGTAGTCAACAGTTCCCTGCCATTCCGCTTCTTGGTCAATCCACATTACGTGTATCGGTAGCCTGTTTTTTTCTTTGGCAATGGATAGGCACAGCTCAAGACATACCGTGCTGTCTTTGCCTCCGCTCATGCATACTATTATCACGGGAAATTCATCAAATAAGTATCTAATTCTATTTAGCGCAGCATCGAGAACTGTTTCTTTTTTATAGTACCGCATATTCAACTCTTTTTATGCCATTCTTATATTCTTTTGTTACAATGCCGCCGAAAGACAAGTATGTGTTAATGCTGCTTTCTGTACAATTGGCATATCCGCTTTTTATCCCTTTTGATTTACAATATGATATGCAATGTGCCAATAGTTTTCTAAATATTCCCCTTTTTCTCATTGACGGGATAGTATATGACATTTTGAAATATGCTTTTTTCCCCAATATTACTCCGGTAACTGCTACCAAACGTTCACCATCATAATATCCAAAAATTGTTGCTTTTTCAGATAGCAAAATACCGTCTTTTTTCATGTCATCCATAATTGGCAGCAAGTCTTTGAATGCTATTTTTTTAATCACATTTGGCTCTATTTATTAGCTTTGTTTCGCATACTGGATTTCCCATTGTCCAGTATTTATAACCGTTTGCGTAGTAATAAATATACGTCTTTCCAAAAAACCTCTCAGGCACTCCCAGTTCTCGTATTTTCTGGACTACGTAATCAAATGTGTTAGAGTCCCATGTTTCTCTCAGCGTGTAGTGGTGAGGCATTTTAGGCATGCTTTTGGCGTAAACAAAATTAGCATTGGCAAGAATGTCATCTATGTTATGGCTTTTCAATAGTGTATTCATGTCCGCACTCTGGGCATATCAATTCTAAATATTGCTTATCGTCATTTGTCTTTGGGCTTATATCTGTATTTTCAACATCTTCGTCTGTTGTATCGGAGTCGTCAAAAGATGGGTTTTTTACATCTATCTCCGGCATATCCATGCCCATCTCTCCAAGGTCGAACTCGGCAAATTCAGCAGACAGTATCTCAAAGTCCCACTCCCCGAACTGCACATTATCTCGCAGAACAAATTCCTTTTGCTGCTCTGGAGTGAGATCTGTGGCGGCGATCGCCCACTCATCTGGGATGTCTTTCATGCCGAGCTTTTTAATGGCTGCGAGCCGCTGATTTCCGCCTAAAACATACATGGTTTTGGGATCGTAAACCATTGGGCGTAACTTCATCATCTCAGGAAATGATTCGATTGAGCGCATAAGTTTTTCCAGCTTATCTTTACTACATTTGCGAGGATTATTGGGATTGAACTTAAGCTTGCTTGTCTTCACTCATCGCCTCCATTATTACACATTGTCAAGAATTATTTTTATTTGCATTGAATATTTCGTGCATTATATATAATTCCGAATAAGCAATTCAGTTTTCCTTCTTATGCCATTAAACGAATAAAGTGCTTCAATCTCTTCTATGATAATATCTTTATAAAGTGAACGAATAAATGAATCATCATTATAAGATAATAAAAATTTACCATCTATGCTTTTTAGTATATCTGCCAATTCTTGATGTTTGCCAAAGCGACTAGATTTATTTCTTTCGTATAAATATTCGTTTTTATAGTAAGGTGGGTCTATATAAAAAAAAGTATCTGGTGTATCATATCTCTTAATGAGCTTTTCAAAATCTTGTTTTTCAATAATCACATTTTTTAACCGTTCTGACGCTTTTTTAACAATATCTAAATCTTTTAATTGTAGATATTTCTGTCCTTTGCCAATAGAAAAACTTTTAGATAATGCACCATAACTGCAATTAAGGTTATAATAAAACTTAACGGCTTGTTCTAATTCTGTTCTGGGCTCGTATTGTAACAGAGTGTCAAAAATTTCTCGGGAAACCAAATATTGATTAAGTTCGGCAACAAATGCTACTGGATGAAATTTGATGTATTTCCAAAAGTTTATTAAATCGCTATTTATATCATTGTAAACTTCTGTATATTTATTGTTATTTTCTGTTATCCAATCTTTTTTATCATCAGATTTGCCAAATAAAACCCATCCAGCTCCACCAAAAACTTCACAATAGATATTGTGTTTAGGTATCAATGATATTATGCGTTTACTAAGAAGATGTTTTCCGCCTATCCATTTGATAATACTATTCATAATTATTTCTTTATTTTCCTTATCCTGCGTGGGTTGCTTGGGTTCATCTTAAGCATTGATGTTTTCATGTATACAATATAATCAGCATTAATTATTTGTCAAGCAAAATGTGATTTTGGAGATCCGGCAGCATCGCCTTAACCAATTTCGTGACGTCACGAAAATGGTTTCCATGGTGTATATATCATCTTTGCGATAGCAAAGTGATACTCTTATCTATTCTATTCTTATCTTATCTTAATCTTATCTTATCTTAATCTTATCTTATCTGTTCAACGGGCGTTCAACCGATGTTCAACGGGCGTTCAACCGATGTTCAACGGGCGTTAATTTAGAAGAACAAAGACATTTATTTTCACATAAAGCCACAAAAAGCTTGACAAGATTCCGGGCTGTGGTTTTGTGGTACCAGAAAATAAAAGGAGGTTCTTATGAGCCAGACATACCAAAAAAGTAATGATGCCTTTACTGTCGATATAGGCAAAATAGGCGCAGACATCAAGGAGTGAGCAATGATTGATCAAAAGTATCTAAATACAGAACAGGCAGCTAAGTATTTGAGCGTTACCGAATACACTATGCGCAAGTATGCAAACGCTGGATTGATTCCGTATTACCGGCCAGGTGGCAAAGGAATGCTATTTGACAGAGCAGACCTTGACAATTTTGTTCTCAAAAGCAAGGGGAAATGATGGATACCGCTCCACGCTCATGGTTCAAACATTCATCGGACAGTTTGAGTGAGCCAGATATAAAGCGGGTAAAGCAGAAATTTGGCAAGCTGCAAGGATATGCCATGTATTACATTAGCCTTGAACTAATGATAAAACATGGCGGATACATCAAAGAATGTGATTTGGATCTGTTTTGTGAGGATTATGGTCTTGAAGCAAACGAGCTTTCAGAGTTCTTTAGGTTCTGCCTTGATTCTGGGGTATTTACGTTATCTGAAAATGGCTATACTTGTGAATTGGCAGAATTTACTATTAACAAAAGAAACTACATTAAAACCATAGCAAGCGAAGCAGGCAAAAAAAGCGCAGAGGCACGGCAAGAAGATTCAGATCCAGAGCCGAAAAAGCCAAAGCAGCCAAGTCTGGCACCTGAGATCATAGAGCATTGGAACGCTAACGCAAAGGCTCTTAGGTGCAAGAAGCTCACAAGCGACATTGAGAAAGCTGTTGCCAAACGTTGCAAAGAATACACGATAGACGAGATAAAGCAAGGCATAGCAAACTATCATGCCATTGTAAACGATCCTGATTGCTTTTTCTCGTATAAGTGGAATCTGGCTGAGTTCCTGAGCAGGCAGAACGGCTTTCCGGTGTTTGCCGGTGATCGGGATGAGATAATTGACAAATATCGCAAATCAGTGGGCAAGAATGCCAATCCAGAACAGCCAAAAAGTCGCAAAGAATTATTGGAGGCCTACAAATGAAATATCCAGAGTGGTATCACAAAAACGCAAAGCTCTGCGCATATATAGAAGAGCTTGCTGCGAATGACAGCTTCGCTATCCTGCTTACAGGCAAGCCCGGATGCGGAAAAACAGCGATAGCCGAGATTGTATTTGATCACATTTATGCGATGCATAAAAACGATTCGCGATTTTCGTATGTTGCGATCAGCGCAGACAAAATGTATGGCAATTACATGGCGGCAATGAATCATTCCGGATCAGAGCGAACTGCAGCGATAGAAAAAGCTGAACGCTATTTGATGTATGATCTCGTTTTGCTTGATGATCTCGGTTGCGAGATATCGTCAGACGCCAGTGCATCTTATTTTGCGCGAGTGTTTTCGATGCAATACGAAGCGTGGAAGGACGGCAAGCGAAATCGCGTCATTATCACTACCAACCTGAACATCGAAGGGATCGCCAGCGTGTATGGATCGCGTGTAATGGATCGCATTGCCGAGTTTTACCACGTCATAACGTTGACGAACGATTCATGGCGCATGAAGAATCTGAAGCAAGTGCGGTTTTAGGAGGTGACATGAAGAAACAACGAGATCCGCAGGGCAATGTAGTGCACAATCCTTCATGTGTGTGGTGTAACGGTAGCGGATTCACACACGTTCCGGATTATAGTATAGTAAGCGAATGTGGATATTATGATCGCATAATGGCGGGAGATGTGCCGCAGCATGCGGTCAGGATGTGCTATTGCCACGAGTGCTATCCTGAGCCACCGGTGCGCAAGGGCGAAATTCGCTATCCGAATCTGCTTGACCACATTGATGCTGTCAAGT